GGACGGCTACCAGAAGGGCATCAATGCCGGCGTCATCACGCCGAACGAGGCCCGCTCCGAGGAGGGGCGGCTCGCGCTGCCGGGCGGCGACCAGCTGCTCGTCAACGGCAACATGATCCCGGTCGACCAGGCCGGCCAGCAGTCGGCGTCGAAGCCGCAGATGGACGCGATCCTGAAGACCAGCGAAGCGCTGAGTGCGCAGCTCGCCGAATTCGGCCGCAAGCAGGAGCCGGCCGCACCGGTGCACGTTCACCTGCCGCCGCAGCCGAAGCTGCGCCACATCGCCGATCGTGACGTCCACGGCCGGATCGTGGCCCTGCGACAGGTCGAGGAATAGCCGGTGCGCTACAGCCTGCCAGTCAAGCAGGCGCGCCTGCGCGTGACGGCCGAGTTCATCCAGGGCGGTAGCCTGGTGCTGCTGACCGAGGGCCGCCGCGAGCTCGCCTGGATCGGCGTCGACGCCGTGACGGTCGAGGGCGACGAGCTGCGCTTCGCCGTGCCGCTCGAGGGTCGCGCGAAGAGCCGCGGCCGCGCCGTGATGGCAGAGATTCGACACCCGACGGTGGGACTCGTCGCCGACGAGCTCGCGGTCGGCCAGGACGTGACGCTCGATAACGACAGCCTGGTCGAAGGCCAGACGGTGCGGGTGCTCGACGCCCGTATCCGGCACGGCTAACCATGAACCCGCAGGAATCATTCTGATGCCAAAGAGCACCGCGACCTGTAATTCGATCATCAACCTGATGTACCGGGCGACCGCCTGGGCGAACGTGGCGGACAACGCCGCGGCCTCGCCTCTGGCGAACACCTACGTCGGGCTGCACACGGCCGGCCTCACGGCCGCGACCAACTCGCAGGCCGAAAGCGAGACGGCCTACACGAACTACGCCCGCCAGGCGGTGGCGCGCTCGACCGGATGGGATGCCGCCTCGGGCGGCGCCACGGCCAACGCCGCGACGATCTCGTTCCCGCAGTGCGGTGTCACTGGCGCGACACTGACCGACGTATCGGTCGGGACCACGATCTCGGGTGCGACTCCGGTCTGGCACTACGGCGAGTTGAACAGCCCGCTCGCGGTGTCCTCGGGCATCACGCCGCAGTTCGCCGCAGGCGCGCTGACCGTGACGGAATCGTGATGGACCAGCGCAGCGACCTCGAGAAGGCGCTTTGGGACCGGATCGGCCCGCCGCTGTACTACTGCGCCGACTGCCTGCGCGCCGTGAAGGTGACGCCGGTCAAGGGTGCCGAGCCGGTGATCGAGCGGCCGTGCGACTGCAATGCGCAGATCATCGCGCCGCGCAAGGCGATCGTGGCGGGTAAGGGCGGCATGAACGTCCGCACCCGCGCCAAGGTGAAGGTCTCGCAGCTCGCCGCGGCCCTGACGGGGCGGTGTGTGTAATGGGGTTTGGCTCGGTCAGTCAGTACGCTGCAGCCGACGAAGCCGGCCAGACCTGGACGACCGGGTTCCGCAAGGCGGTGGCCTCGGCCGCCACGACCGCGAATGCCTGGATTGATTACTCGTACTTCGCGGGCTCGCCGCCGGCGAACTTCTACGCCTCTACGCCACTGACGGCGGCCGTCCTCGAGGCGAGCCGCGGCATCTACGTGCCGACGGTGGCGCCGGCGACGCAGCACCTGAGCAATCTCAAGCTGATGACCGCGGCGGCCTCGGCCACCTCGACGACCAACGGGCGACAGCAGATCTGCCTCGCGGACTACCTGCTCTATTACCCGTTCATCGACACGGACGTGATCGGCGAGCAGCAGGACCTCGACAACACGATCACGCTGCCGCGCTACGCGACGCAGGGCGGCCAGGTGGTGGCGGTCGCGCAGTCTGCGGCCTCGGCGGCCGGGCAGTTCACGTTCACCTACACCAACCAGGACGGCGTCGGCGGTCGGGTCTCGCAGAACAATTTCACCTTCGTCGTCGCAGGCGGCGGTCAGGTGGTGGGTGCATCCGGCGCGGGCGCGTCCTACAACCCGTTCTGCTACCTGCAGGCCGGCGATACGGCGGTGCGCTCGATCGAGTCGGTGACGTTCACGGCGGCTGGCGGCGGGCTGATGTGCCTGGTGATCGTGAAGCCGCTGCTGAAAACATTCGTGGCGCAGGAGTGCCGGCGCAGCACCTCGGGCAACCTTGAGAGCTACGGCGCCTGCGCGGAGTTCATGTCCGTGATTCACCAGTCCGGCGCGCCGCGCATCGTCGACGGCGCGGTGATCGGCCTGCTGGCTTCTGGGTACGCCGGCTCGCTGGCGACCAGCATCCTGGCTGGCGTGCTCGAAACTTTCTGGAACTGAGGCAGACATGGGATTTACCAGCCAAGACGACCTGATCACCCAGCTGACCGTCAACGGCAAGGGCGACACGGTTGTGACGACCAAGACGCTCGCCTCGGCCGGCACGGCGGGCGCGTGGACGCTGCTCGCGGGCCATGCAGGCTATCCGCCTGCGGCCACGTTCACCGGCTCGGACCTGGTCTACGTACCGACTGACGACACCTGGTCGGAGGGTACGATCTACACCGGCGGTGATGTCTCGCCCGCCACCAAGCACTTCCTGAGCGCGGGTGCGGCCTGCGTCGCCGCGGCGGGCGCGCCCTGGTACGTGATGGCGATCGACCTGGTCGGCTTCGTGCCGCTGTCGGGCACCAACGTCTCGACGACCGGCACCAAGACCGTGACGATGACTCCGATCGCCAATAGCGGCAGCAAGGGCGATCGATACCCGAACGGGCAGGGCCTGCGCCTGTTCGTGGCGGCGGACACTGCGCTCGGCGCGAACGCCCCGACCTGCATCGTCAACTACAAGGACACGGGCGGAGCCTCTGCCGCGACCACCACGTTCACCTCGACGGCCTCGATGGGCGTCGGGCAGCTGCTCAACACGGGTGCGGCGGCCAACAAGTACAACCCATTCCTGCCGCTCGCGGCGGGCGACACGGGCGTGAGCGACATCGAGTCACTGACGTGGGCCGGTACGGCACACGCCTCGGGCACCGTCATCATCGGGCTGTGCAAGCCGCTGTGGACGGTCCCGGTCCCGGCGACCGGCCTCTACAACAAGGTCGACTTCGTCAACGCGCTTCCGTCGATGCGCAAGATCCCGGACGGCGCGAACATCCAGTTCCTGCTGTTCCAGACCGGTGCGACGACCTCGGCCGGCACGATCAACGTCGACTTCGATTACGGCTACGGCGGGAGCTGATGGGCGTCCTCGCGAATAACTTTCGCGATTCGCTCGGCGCCTTCCAGATCTTCGGGGCCACGGCGTCGAACAACGCCTACCCGTCGGTGCGCGCCGCGAACTACGCGCGCACGGCGGCGATGCGCAACCTCACGGCTGGCGAGGGCATCACCAGCGAACTGGTGAGCCTGCCGAGCGGCAACCGCCACCCGAGTGCGTGGATGCTGCCGCAGCAGGCTGGCGCGCTCGCGGCGCGCAACACCGTCACCGGCGATGGCGGCATCACCAACGCCGACCGCTGGGCCGTGAAGCTCGCGGAGGCCGCGATCAGCGGCACGGGCGGGCTGACCGCATTCGGTGGCCTGGTCGTCCAGCTGCTCGCCGACATCGGCGGCAGCGGCACGATCACCGCGGCGAGCCTGCAAGCCTTCCTGGCTGCGGTCGCGGACCTGACCGGCTCGGGTGGCATCAGTGACGCGGAGCTCGAGGGCGTCGGTGCGCTGCTCGCGGCGCTGGCTGGCGAGGGTACGCTCGACGCCTCGGTGCTGACCGGTATCGGCGAGCTCGACGCGGACATCGTCGTGACCGGCACGGGCCTGTCGACGGCCAACGTCGGCCAGGCAGTCTGGGCGGCGCTGGCGGCTGCGAACAACACGGCCGGCACGATGGGCGCACTGCTCAACGGTGGCTCCGCCGGCGGCCTGACCACCGAGCAGGCGACGCAGCTGCTCGAGATCTTCCAGCGTCTCGGCCTCGACATCGACAAGCCGCTGACGCAGACCGCGACCGAGATCTCGACCGATGACTGGACGCTGGCCGTGACCGAGGGCGTCGGGACCGTCACCGTCGAACGCCAGTGAGCCTGAATCCGCGCGCGATCGCGACGCTCGGCGTCGGATTCGGCGCCGTATCGATCGCCTACCTCGGCCTGTGGCCGGTCGGTACACCGGTCGAGCCGACGCCGGAGCCAAGCTACCGGCCGCGCGGTGCGGCGCCGTTCGTACTCGACTACACGCCCGAGCTCCGGGACATCCTGGCGCGCCTGGCGGCGGTCGAATCGCCGGACCGGGCGCGGTTCACGTTCTCGGTCTCAGATGATCGGCGCCAGATCACGATCACGGTCCGCGAGCGACCCGACGCGGCGGCAATGCTGTCCGCAGCGGACGCTCAGGGCCGACTGCTGGCAATGGAACCGCCCGATGCGCTGCTCGCCAGCGCCGTGACGGACTGGTCGGACGACGACCGCGACTTCGAGGAAATCATGGCAGCCCTTCTGTCGTGAGGTAACAACGCATGTTTTTCAAGACCCTTGGCCAGATCGCCTGCGAGGTGAAGCTCGACGACGCCCGCGAGGGCACGTTCGCCGGCTACGCCTCCGTGTTCGGCGGCGTCGACAGCTACGGCGACATGATTCTGCCGGGCGCCTACGCCGACACGCTCAAGAACCGGCAGCGGCCGATCCTGATGCGCTGGAACCACGGCCCGAACGTCATCGGCAAGTGGAACCGCATCGAGGAGGACGGCAAGGGCCTGTTCGTCGAGGGCGAACTCACGCCGGGGCACAGCGTCGCCTCTGACGCCCTGGCACTGCTCAAGCACAAGGCCATCGACGGGCTGTCGATCGGCTATCGCATCCCCTCCGGCGGGAGCGAGAAGGACGGCAAGATCCGCCGCCTCAAGAAAATCGACCTGCTCGAGATCTCGATCGTCGACGTGCCGGCCGATGCCGGTGCGCGCGTGGCCGACGTGAAGGCCGCGATCGACGAGCTCGGCAGCTTGAAGGAGATCGAGGACCTGCTGCGTGATGCTGCAGGTTTCAGTCGGGCTGACGCGACGGCGCTGGTGTCGCGGATTAAAGCCCTGGTCCAGAGTGATTCTGGCCCGAACGAGGCCGCAGTGATTGCGGACCTGATCCGGCGCGTCAAGGTCGCATAACTCACTTTCACACAGGAATCACTGCAATGGATATCGAACAAATCAAGGGTGCTCTGAAGGAGCACGAGAGCAAGATCGAGGCGGCCATCGCCAAGTACGAGGGCCAGCTGAAGGACTCCGGCACCGTCGCGAGCGAAGCGAAGGCCGAAGTGAAGGCGCTGGCCGAGAAGCACTCGGCGCTCGTCGACACGATCAACAAGCTCGAGCAGAAGCTCGCCGACAAGGCCGAGGGCAAGACCGCCCGCAAGAGCCTCGGCGAGGAGCTCGTCACCAGCGAGATGTTCAAGGCCTACAAGGACGGCCGCAGCTCCAAGCTGCGCATGGAGGTCAAGAACACGATCATCGGTGAGGGCGGCTCGCCGCAGGACCCGGTGAACACGATCGTCGGCGCCGACCGGCTGCCGGGCATCGTGGGCGGCGCGTTCCGCAGCCTGCGCGTGCTCGATGCGATCCAGAAGGGCGCCACGAGCTCCAACATGGTCGAGTACACGAAGGAACTCGCGTTCACGAACGCCGCGGCCGAGACGGCCGAGGGTGTCACGAAGCCCGAGTCGACCCTGACGTTCTCGCTCGTCCAGGAGCCGGTGCGCACGATCGCGCATTGGATCAAGGTCTCCAAGCAGGTGCTCGACGACGCGCCGGCGCTGCAGTCGTATATCGACATGCGGCTGCGCCACGGCGTGGAGCTGAAGCTCGAGCAGCAGGTCGTGGCCGGCGACGGCACCGGCAAGCTGCTCGGCCTGCTCGGCACCGGCAACTACACGGCGTTCACGCCGTCGGACGCGAGCTACATCGAGTCCGACACGGTGAACGACGCCAAGTACCGGGTCATCGCCAGCGACTACCAGCCGAGCGTGGTGCTGATGAATCCGGCCGACTTCGGCCGGCTCGAGCGCCGCAAGACGGCTGCGTCGCAGACGGGCTCGTACATCGCCGGTGAGGGTGCCGCGCTGTCCTACATCAACAACGGCATGACGCCGACGCTGTGGGGCCTACCGGTGATCGTCTCGAACTCGGTGCCCGAGGACGGGTACATCGTGTACGCGGCGGACGCCTGCCAGCTCTTCATGCGCTCCGGCGCCGTGGTCGAGATGTTCGAGCAGGACGACACCAACGTGCAGAAGAACCTCATCACCGTCCGTGCGGAACTCCGCGCGGCGCTGGCCGTCTATCGGCCGGCAGCGGTGGTCGCGGGTGGTCTGCGCGCCGGCTCGCCGGTGACCTGATCGACCTGATCTGAAGCAACCAGGGGCGGCCCGGGCAACCGGGCCGCCTTCTCCATGCCAGCCATTCGCATCAAGCAGGACATGATCTCGACCTACGGCAATCTGCGCCGCGGGAACGTGCTGAACATGTCGGAAGACCACGCCAGGCAGCTCGTGGGCTGCGGGGCGGCCGAGTACTACGAGACCAAGGTCATCCGCGAGGTGCCCGTAGCCGGCCCTTTAGATTCCGCGACGAGCGGCGCACCGTCGTCCTCGTCGCCAGCGGCCCCAGTGCCGCCGATGCCGACCTCGAGCTCGCCCGAGACTGGCCCGTCGTCGTCGTCAATGACGCCTGGCGCCTCGCGCCGTGGGCCGCAGCCCTCTACGCCTGCGACCGCGACTGGTGGCTCATCCACCGCGCCGAGGTCGAGCGATCGTTCCACGGGGAACGCTGGACGCAAGACGCGGCCGTCGCGAAAGAGCTCGGACTCCGGCGCATAGCCGGCAAGCACACGACCGGGCTGTCGACGGACCCCGGCCTGATTCACTTCAATTCGAACAGTGGCGCGCAGGCGATGAACCTCGCGTTCCACTGGGGCGCCCGCCGGTTCGTGCTGGTGGGCTACGACATGGGGCCCTCGAAAACACGCTCGCACTTTTTCGGCGACCACCCGAAGGGACTGCGCAACGAGAGCCCGTGGAACCTGTTCGTGCGTAACTTCGGCACCATTGCCGAGGATTGCAAGCGGCTCGGCCTCGAGGTGGTCAATACGAGCCCGGTTTCCCGCTTGCGGTGCTTCCCGCGGGCCACACTGCGCGAAGCGCTTGGAGGTTGATGATGGGTAGTCCGGAAGGAGTTGGACGTTTTCGGGTGCCGCTCGGCTCGCTGATCGTCGACGGGGCCCTGGTCCTGACGCTGGTCTTCTCGACTGGCCAGATGCTGGAGCGCTTCGACCAGATGGACCGCCGGGTCCAGCAGATCGAGCACCTCGAAGCCGCCACCCGCCTGAACGCGCTCGAAATGCGCTCGGCGCAGATGGAGCGCTACCAGAGCGAGCTCAAGGTGGACATCGTCAAGCGCCTCGATCGCATCGAAGTGCTGTTGGACAACGCCGCACGGCGGTGAGGGCGCACGTCGCCGTCCGCGACCAGCCGCACTACCGGCGCGACGCGTTCTGCGACGGTCTGCGCAAGTGCGGCTACAGCATCGGCCCGGAGCTCGCGAAGCCCGCGTCGACCGACCTGCTGCTGATCTGGAACCGCTACGGCGAAGGCGCCCGGCTGGCGGATCGCTACGAGGCGCGCGGCGCGACCGTGATCGTCGCCGAGAACGGCTACCTCGGCCGGGACTGGCGCGGTCAGGTCTGGTATCAGCTGGCGCTCGGCTGGAACAACGGCGCCGGACAGTGGCCCGTCGGCGATCCCGATCGTGCGAAGCTGTTCGCGGCGGAATTGAAGCCATGGCGTAACCGTGATGGTTATGCCCTGGTGCTCGCCCAGCGTGGCATCGGCTCGCCGCCGGTCGCGCAGCCTCCGGGCTGGCACCAGCGCGCCGCGGCCGAGCTCGAGCGCCTGGGGCGCCGGGTCGTGATCCGCGGTCATCCGGGCCGTCACCAGGAGAACCAGAGCCTGTACGCGCAGCTCGACGGCGCCGCCTTCGCGGTGACCTGGGGCAGCGGTGCGGGTGTCAAGGCGCTGCTCTACGGCGTGCCGGTGTACCACGGCATGGCGCGCTGGATCGGCGCACCGGCCGCCCGGCCGTTCGGCAAGACGCTCACGGAGCCGTTCCGCGGCGACCGCAGCGAGATGCTCACCCGCATGGCGTGGGCGCAGTGGTCCGTCGAGGAGATCGGTTCCGGGTATGCCTTCCGTCACCTGCTACGCCGACCGGAAGAAGCAGTACAGCCGGGATCTCTGCAACGCACTGGCTGAGGGCTGCGGCGGCCAGGTGGTGCTCGACCAGGTGCCGCGACCAGGCATTGCGATTATCAGCGGCATGGCCGACTGGCAGCGGGCGATCATGCAATCGCCGGTCGTCGAGGACTGGTACGAGGTCGACCACGGCTACTGGCGCCGGCTGGAATACCACCGGATCCAGCACCGCAAGCTCTGGTGCGACGGTCTCGGCGAGCCCGACTACGCGCGACTCGATCGGCTCGGCGTCGACATCCAGCCGGCCCGCAAGAGCGGTCGCCAGGTGGTGATCGCGCTGCAGTCGCCGGAGTTCTACGCCCGCTGGACCGGGCTCGACCTGCGCCACTACACGGCGAAGATGGTCCGCCAGGTGCGCGCCGCGACCGGCCGCCCGGTGGTGCTGCGCCACAAGCCGATGGGCCGGATGCGCCGCCAGCCGCCGCTCGGCGAGCAGCTGCGCAACACCTGGCTGCTGGTGACGCACTCGAGCGCCGCGGCACTCGACGCGCTGGCCGCCGGGGTGCCGGTCATCGTGACCGAGAAGACGTTCTGCGCTGCCCGGCTGGCGACCACGTTCGACCGCATCGAGAACCCTTACCGCCCGTCGCAGGACGAGCGCCGCGAGCTGTTCGCCCGGATCGCGGGCCACCAGTACACCTTGGACGAAATGCGCTCTGGCGAGGCGTGGGAGCGACTGAGTGGGCATCGGCGACGAAGTGATGG